GTGCCTTTACGGTTGCCCTTATACGGTACAGTGACAGCAATGTCATTACGGAAGTTCTTCTTCCCTGTGAGATGAAGCTCCCATGTCTGGACTTTCGGTAAATCGACCAGCAACATATCCTCTAAGAAGTGTGCCATCGTTCTGATGGCGACACCTTCAGTTTCATTGTTGCAGGCAAACCCAATGCGATAGTTCAGAATATCTGCATCGATAAGGGCATGGTTCATTATAACAGCTCGTCGTCGTCAACAGATACAGATACATCACCTGCATCGCCTTCGAACGAAACAAGTTCGGAGATAACCAGCTTCTGAAGAGAAGGGCTACGACCGGCCTTATTCTTCCAGTTCCAATCATAGAAACCAACCAAAGCAACGGCTTGAGAACCGTTACCGATACCGACACCATCCAACTCTTCACCAGAGCTATCGTAAGCACGGATAGGATTGTTGGACTTACAGGTTACAAAGTAACCCTTGCCTTCTTTTTGACCGACTGTCAGCCCCATAGATTCTAGGGCAGAAACAGCACCGTCTGAGAGATTGCAGAGGTCGATCTGATACTTGTTCGACATCTCGTTACGACGATCTAAATAAGCCCACATGACATCGGCTTTGATCTTAACACGCTGTGTGTCATTCATAGTCATTCTCCTTAGTGGTGACTAAAACAATATTATAACATACTCTTAATGAGTTTCAAACCAATTTTTACCGATTTTTGCTTCGGCATCTACTGGGCATCGAAAGCCCATGGTAATCCCGGCTTGTGAGGCCGATTCGCACATGATCTGTGCAACGTCTTCACCATATCTCTCCGCTGTTTCAACTTGTATTTCATCGTGGACAAATGCAACCTGCTGTACAGGTAGTCCTTTTTGCCGTAGGGTTTTATGCGCTTCAATACACCACTGCTTTGCAATGATAGCCCCACACCCTTGTAGTAGGGAATTAAGTGCGGCATGTTCTGAACGCACCAATATTCTTCTACCGTCCAAGCCCGGTACATACCCTTCGCTCGCCACTTTCGCCACCTTCTCCATGAGGATTCGTAGCTTAGGGGTGTTAGAATAAAAGCGATGCAGGATTTCATTCCCTTCTTTCGCCCCACCTCCAACAATACTGCCAACTTTGCTTGGTCCTGCACCGTATAGGGTAGCATAGATAAGCGTCTTTGCTTGAGGGCGTGTGATACCTGCGGCATCAGCGTTCTTCTGATGGATATCGCCATTTAAAAGTTCCTCTGTCCATTCGTCATCCCGCATATAGTGTGCAAGACACCTTAATTCAATCCCTGCAAGATCTGTACCAACCAATACATTACCGTCATCAACAGTCCACAGTGATCGAATCTCCTTACCGAACGGTTTAGTCACACTAGGCACTTGACCTAAATTAGGATTTCTATGTGTCATACGCCCGGTAATAGTCCCGTTAGTGATGATACCTCCATGCACCCGGTCTGTCTCTTCATCGACATGTTTCAGCCATGAGTCGATCATACCGACACGTTTCTGAAGCATGAGATACTCAGCGATCAATTGAGCCTCCGGGATATCAATCCCTTCAAGCGTACTTTCGTCGACAATCGGTTGACCTTTCTCTGTTTGTTTTGTTGGCTTCCATCCCTTGCTGATCAATCGCTCTGCAATCTGCTTACGTGATGCAAGGTTAAAGATTGTCACCTTATCCTTCAGCCTCTTGCCGGTCTTTTCAGACCAACGCTCTTCAGTAATCGGCGGAAACACTGCCTGAACCTCGTCCTCAATAATGCCCATGCGATCCATAAATGAAGCTCGCAGACTTTGAGTTGCAGATACATCCAGTTTAAAGCCTGTTCGTTCCTGTTGCCTGCAAATGACTGCGATGTCGTGTTCCAATAGTATACTCTTCGACGGATCTTTCCATTCGTTAAGCGATTTAGTAAGGAACTGATAGAGCTTACGGGTAAGTCTAACATCTTGGATACAGTAGTCCTGCATCTCTTGAGTAAGTCCATTGTCAAAGTCCTCAAATGCAAACTCAATCTTCCGATCTTCCAGTCTCTGACCCCATGCCTTCAAGCTGTGGCCTCCTTCGATGACGGGGTTCAAAAGTCTTGAAAGAATCAACGTGTCGACCGCTTTCGATTTCGGAATCCCAATGTTCCAAACTGTCCGCAACACTGGTGCATCGAAACCAATTAAGTTGTGACCGATGATTTGATCGTACTCCTTTACCAGTGGAGCCAGAGTTGATGGATCTGTATGACATACTACCTCTCCTGTCCTAACATCCTGAGTCACACAAATCCAGATCGTACTGTGACTGCTGTTTGTCTCGATATCGAGTATAAGTTGTTTCATGTCTGTGGTTCGCAAAATTAAGTTCTCTGGTTTCTGGATTGAATGCTAATGCATGTACCCCAAGTGTTTTTTGATGCTCCGTTAACTGATGCGATAGAGTGGTAAAGTTATTTGATCGTGGATCAGGATATAACGTCTTCACATCAAGTAATATTATATCACCTTCAGCGGACATTGCAACCAGATCAATAGGTCCGGTGCAACCTGCATTCCTAAACACTTCAAAACCTTGGTCCCATAGGAAAGTGATTGCGTAATACTCAGCTAAATCACCTTTCCGATTGTTATCTTCTATCGGTATCATAACGCATCGACCTCGTCCTCACGCATACGCCCGGTATGGTGATTGTACAGCAATGCACAGGCTTTACCAGTTGTACCACTGAAACGATTCTTCAGCACCCGTACATACGTAGTGTTGCGCTCTTTCTCATCATCAGCCTGTCCATTACGTTCTAAGCCGATAACCATGTCAGAGAGCTGTGCAATCGATCCAGAGCCACGAAGCTGTGCCAGTGACGTTGCCGCACCCTCTTCATGTCCTTTAGACTCAGGACGTTTAAGGTGTGACACACAGATCACTGCAATCCCTGTCTCCTGCACCAACATCCGTAGCTTGGTCATGATCTCATCTATCGCTTTACGCTCATCCCCGTTAGACTGAGCAGAAACAATGATACTGATATGATCAACGAACACATAATCACATCTGGCAACTTTGGCAAGGTAGCGAACACGACTGACGATATTATCAACATCGCTGGAGCCGAAATGATCAAAGAGATACAAACGATCTGTACCAAGGGTTTGATGAAAAGCATCATCTTTCTCCTGTTGGGTTGCCTCAGTATCTGGTAGGTGTAGAGGCTTGTTAGCGGCTAACGACATCAAAGACAGTCCAGTCTTCCGGGTTGACTCTTCTAAGAACATCATACCGATGTTAGACTGTGTGTTCTGTAGGATATGCCAGATCACCTCACGTAGGAACTGAGACTTCCCTAAGCCTGACCCTGCTGTCACTGTCACCAACTCTTCTTTACGGATACCGTAGGTGAGCTTATTCAGCCCTCCGAATGGGTAGTCCACATCTGATTTCTGCACCGGTCTCATCACCTCATCATAGAGGTTAGAGCCTGCAACAATCCCATCAGGTGTCCATCTCTCAGCATGTTTGATAGCGTTGACATACTCAGCAGAACGATTGTTCTGTAGATAGTCTGAGGCATCCTTCAAGCCGTTGACAGGGACCACACTGTAGGCCTTGTGACTGAACAGCTCTGCACAGAGTGCCTGAGCTTCTAAGCCAGCCTGATCAGAATCAAAGCTAAAGATGACATTGGTGAAGCTATCTAGATACTCATAGTTCGCTTCACAGTCCTTTAAGGCTGATCCTGCACCATTACGCACAGAGACTACAGCAACCTTCTGAGGGTGTAGCATCTGATAGGCTGACATAGCATCAAACTCACCTTCGGTGACAATAACAGTCTTCCCTCCAGAAGGGAATTTATCTTGCCCAAATAGATCGTTAGAGGCTGACCAATCACCTTCAGTCTTGAACCTCTTCTCGTTGTTGATACGAACTTTAGCGGCTTTGTTGCGGTTATAAGGAAACACCATGTCAGTGCCTCTTAAACCAACACCATAGACCTGACAGGTGTGGATGTTAAGTTTACGCACCGCTAAGTTGCTGTAAGAGATGCCCTGAGACGCATTGTAAGGCTCTGTATCGGACGATCTCTGTGTAGGTGATGATACCCTACCACGCATAGGTATTACCTCTGCTGTTATCCCTGAATTTTCAGGAGGAATGTTAGAGCCACAGCTAAAGCAGTGACCCCAACCGTTATCATTGATTGCGAATGCATCGGAGCTGTC